CATGGCACCAGACCGAGCGAAGAACCGACGACATACGCCCGCTGGAACCATTCGCCATCGACGGTCAACATGCCTGGCGTAACGGCCTGCACGTCCGAATCGAAAGCCGTCTGAGCGGCATCCAATGCGGCTGGCGTTTTGGTGCGGACGGTCATTTTCGCCGTCGAAGCGTTTCTGCTCACCGATTTGATGCCGCGGGTGGCCAGCGTGTACGTCCATGCGTATCCGCGCATTTCCTGCAGGTCAGCCACCCACAGATCATCGTCGTTGAGGTCGATGACCGTGCCATCATGCGACGTGTATTTAAGCTCGCGCATATTTGCGGATCAACCTCCCCAAGTCACGGTCGCTGACCGTCGAATCATCGGACGCGGCGCTGATAATCGCGCCAAGATCATTGTGCAGGCTGGTTATCGCCGCCACTACGGAAGCGGTATCAACCTGTATGCTGACCTGATTGCCTGTCATCTGATTGGCTGTGGCAAACACTTCGCGTGGAATCTTCCGCTCGTTCAGCAGGCGCATGTTATCGACGCCGTAATAGGCCGTGGCCGCGGCATTGTGCGTGAACTCGCCCGCGGTGAGACGAGCGTTGAGCAGATACACGCTGTCGCTCAACCCGTTGCCGGGCGCCCACGCCGGATCCACGTAGCCGGAGAACATGCCGCCACCTGCGAACTGCTGGAAGTGGCCATCGGCGAACATTCCACCGGTGTAGCCACCCTCCTTCTTCGTCTTTTCCGTGACGGTGAAGCTCTTGTCCGCGATCTTGAAGTTGTTGATGGAGCTGAGCACCGGAGTCGCCTGGTCGTTGACCGATGCGGTGCTCTTCTTGTCGTTCAGCTTCTTGCGGTTGACAGCGTCGACCTTCGGTCCGGCCTTGTCGGTCGAATCAAGCGTGTTGCGCTTGTTCGCCAGCTTACGCGAATTCGCGCGGGCGACTATCTGCGACGCGATATCGTTTGATGTCAGGGTGTTGCGCTTGTTGGTGAGTTTCTTCGCATTGGCCGCGTTGACCTTGGAAGTCGCATTGTCTTTTGCGTCGAGCTTGGCCGTGGCCTTCCTGCCGTTGAGCTTGCCGACGTTCGCGGAGGCCGTCTTGGCTTTCTTCGACGCCTTATCGGTCGCGTCGATGGTGGCGTTGACGTGCTTCCTGTTGAAGTCGTCCATCATCTTCCGCGCCTTCTTGGCGCTGGCCGTGGCCTTCTTGGCGTCGGCGTCGAGCTTGGCCTTCGCTATCTTCTTGTTGAATTTGTCAAGGTTGGTTTCCGCGCCTTTGGTCTTCGACTTGGCCTTGGAATCATCAACGTCAAGCTTCGCCTTGTTGTTGTCGGCGGTCTGCTTGATGTTGTCGATGGAAGCCTTGATGCTGTCGGAACTCAGTCCCCAACGGTCGGCCAAGGCGTTAGCGGCCTGTTCGCTCATGCCCGATGCTTCGGCCTGCCGGATGATCGCGTCACGCGCGTCCTGCAGCACGCCGTTCGCACGCTCGATCTCGCCGCTGCTGAAACCGGTGCTCTCGCCCTGCTTGAGAATCTTTTCCGCAGCATTCTGGGCGCTGCTGGCGATGTCCTCCAAAGCCTGCTTGGTCTTGGTGCCCTCCTCGGAAAACCTGTCAAGCAGATTGCCGGACTGGTCGAAGACGACGCCGTTATCCTCGCATGTTTTTGACAGTTCTCCGATCTTCTGGTTCAGCTGGTCGACCGCCTGGTCTGCAGTCAGGTTGCCGGACTCCAAGCCGAACAGCGCCTGAACCAGATCATCGATTTGGCTTGACGCATCCGAAGCGGAAGAGCCAAGCTCTTTGTTCGCGCTGGCAGCTTCCTTCGCTGCCGATGCGGACTTGCCGTCAGCATCGACCGCGTTCTTGGCGGCCTTGCTTTTCTCATTGGCCTTCTTAGCGGCATCATCATAGGCCTTTGATTCCTCTTTCAGGGCTTTCTTGATGGCGGCTGCCGCGGTTCCGCCAATGCCAGGCTTGTCGATTTCCTTGATCTGCTTGTTGACGCGCTTCAACGCCGCTTCGTTGCCCATGGCCGCGCTGGTCATGTCGGTCAGGCTGATGCCCGCATCGTCAAGCCATGTGGTCAACTTGACGCCGCCACTGCTCATATCCTGATAGGCTCCGGCGATTTCGGACGCGACATCCGAACCGGACTCCAGAGCGCTTTCCAGCTGCTCGGATGCCGCCTTAGCCTTCTGCTGCTGAGAAATGAAAGCCGATAACGCCACGCCGGCCACCGTCAGCGCGATACCCCACGGGCCGCCAAGCAGACTCATTATGCTGCTGCCGACCGCCTTGAAACCGGCGGTCTTCAACTGCGCCTTGCTGGCGGACGTGCCGAACGCCTCCATCTGCTCGGAGGCGCTCATCGAGGACCCCTTGAACAGGTCGAAAGCCGTCTGCGCGGATCCGAGCGCCGTCTTGACGCGTTGGATCGGGTCGATGGCCAGACCGATGTTGTTGGCCATGGTGCTGGTGCTGCCGTTGAGATTGCCTGCGGCCTTATGCACCGCGCCGAACACGCCGACCAATGATGCCATGACCACAAGCGTCTGCTGCGCTCCGGACGGCAAACCGGCGAACGCGTCAACCAACGTATCCAAACCCTGCACCATCTTACGCAAAGGCCCCTGAGCGCCCTCACCCACAGAAATCATCAAGGACTCCATCGAACCACTCAGATTCTCCAGATCACCCTTGAGATTGTTGTTCTTCGCAGCAGCCTGCTCGGCGGCGTAACCGCTTTCGGATACGGCCTTCGTCCACTTGTTGACACCGGACTCGCCCGCCTCGTAAAGATAATTCGCGGCCTTGATGGCATAGCTTCCGAAGATGGTCGCGTTCGCCTGGTTGCGCTGCTCGTCGGTCAAGCCTTTTTCGGCCTTCTGCAATTGGCCGGCGAAGTTCGCCATGCCGACGAAATGATGTTGGGCGTCATATGCGCTGATGCCCAATTCCTTCATCGTGTTGGACGCTTCGGCGGACGGTGCGGCCAGCTTCATCAGCATACTGTTCAGCTGGGTGCCGGCCTCGGCGCCGATGGTGCCGTTCTGCGCGAACAGCGCCAGAACGCCGGTGGTCTCCTGCACGTTCATGCCGAAACTGTTTGCCTGCGCGCCGCAATTGTTCAATGCTTCGCCGAAATCGGAGACATTGCCGACGGCCTTGCCTGCGCCAGCCGCTAAAGTATCGGCCACTTGGGAAGCCTGAGACCCCTTCAGGTGGAACATGCTCAACGCGTTGGCCATGTATTCGGCTGCATCCCCCACGGCCATTCCATCGGACGCGGCCAGATTCAAAGCGCCAGACAAGCCGCCGTTGAGAATATCCGTGACGCTCATGCCGGCCTTGCCGAGATCGTTGATCGCATCAGCGGAATCCGAAGCGGAATAAACCGTGGAAGCTCCTGCTTCGATGGCGGCGGCACGCAGCTGGTCCATTTGGGCGCTGGTCGCGCCGGTGTTCGCCTGGACGGTGCTCATCTGCTGATCGAAGTCTGCGGCCATCTTGACTGCGGCCACGCCGAACGCGGCCACGGCCAGCCCTGCGGCGGTCATGCCGCTGGCGATGAGCGCGGACTTGCGTCCGGTGTTCTCCATGCCCGAAGCAACCGTTTTCGCGGTGCTTCCGGCGCGGGTCATCGCCGCCTCATATGAGGCTGTGTCCGCCATCAACCGGATGACGATGTTCTTGTTCTCCGCCAAAGCATCCTCCAAAATGTCAGGTCAAATGCGCCACCAAGGCGTTCGCGGCCGGATTGTCCCTGCCATTCGCATCAGTCCACCGTTTCATGGCCTGCTGCATGTGCGCAGTGGCCCAGCAGACGCTGGTTTCGGCATGCAATGTAAGTTCACCCTTCGGGTCTTGGCAGATCGAGCGAGGCAAACCGCACAAGGGGCATAATGACCATTCGTATTCAGTCAACGAGCGCATCCAATTGCGTTCCGTCTCATCCCATTCGACCTCATCGCCCTCACTCGGGCGCCAGCCCATGAAACGCTTATAGCTGATGCCGAGCTGGCGGCAGATCTTAAGATCCTCGACTAGTTGCGGAGAACCTGCGAGGCGAGGTCGAATGCCGCTTTTGGGTCCGCTGCGGTGCCGTTCAGTTCCGCGATGGCCTGCCAGATCGGCGTGAACTGGCCATCCGTCAATTCGTCGAACAGGCCGCGCCACGCCTGTTCGGTCTTGTCCTCGTCGGCCACCGGCTTGCCGCCGATGGTCGCGGAATCAAGCATGAGCGGCAATGCCGCAGCGGCGGTGCCGAACATGTCGTTCGTGCCGTTGTCATTGCGGTGCGCGGCCAATGCCTGCGCCCACTTGCTTACCGGCAATGCCCGCAACGTGAGCTTCAACGTCTCCGCATCCGCCTGTTCGCGCAGCTCTTCGATGCGCCGCGCGGTGGCCTTCGCCTGCCGGTTCGTCCCAGCCTCCGTGATTTGCTCGCGCGTGGTCTCCTCGGCCAGCGCATCACCCAATCTGGCGATGTCCTCGGCGGTCTGCTGGTTGAGGATGACATCGACCTCACGCGTGCGCCTGACGACTTTAAGCATTGTTGTTCCTTTCGCTCTAATATTCATGTTCCTTTGCCGGAAAAGAGAAAAAAGAGGGTCCCGCACCGGCGAAAGGGACGAAAGTCCGATGCGGGAAGAATCAATCAGGCGACCTTCACGTTCTCCGCCCAGCCGGGAGCGCGGACGGAGAAATTGACCTTGCTGCGCAGCACGCTGTTCGCGGCGATCGCCATCTTGGCGCTCATGCCGATGCGGACCGCGTACACGTTCACAATGTCACCGGCGACAAAAGTCTTATCCGTCTGCTTGCCGTAGCGTCGCACGAAATAGCCCTCCGCGCCCTCGATCAAAGTCTCCATTGCCGCGTTCTGCGTGGAATGCGACGTGTTGGTGTTGTCGATGACCTCGACGTTCGGGCCACTGATCTTCTTGCGTCCGGGATTCTCGTAATCCTGCGCGCTGTTCTCTCGCTGGTCGGAGATGGACTCCTGCGACGGAGTGCAGCTCCACCCGCCTAAGGTGACGTAGTTGGACAGGTCGGTTCCAGCGTTGATCTCTGCAGCGGTCGGCTTCTGGATGTTTTTGATGGACGGCACCCAGATCGTGTTGACCAGACCGTCCGCCGGCGTGGAAGGAACTTCGGTTCCCAGAGTCAAAACCATGACTCCTCCTTAAATATTTGGGGTCACATGCGTGACCAGTTGAATTTGAAAGTCAGAAGACGGCACTGGTAAAGCAGCGCCGTGTCCTCTGCGGTAAGTCCGGCCGCATAAGCGCCGGAATCGGAGAACAGCGTCAGACAGCCGGTGTCGAAACCCTGCGCGATGAACCGTTTGCCAGCAAGCCTCGGAATCATGAGGTCATCGGCCAGCACGTTGACGGAATCGGCCGTAGTGCTCACGATACGCACCAGCAAAGTGCCGATGCCGCAATGCACATGCTGCGTTTCGCCGACGATATGACCGTTGGTCGTGACCGTCTCAATCACCCACGGCGGCTTCTCCGTCGGCGTCGGCGTGGTCTGCTTGTAGACCTTCCATCCATCCGCGGGTTTTGGCACATGGCTGAGAATCGTATTCGATAAGGTCATTATCGACGTCATTCAGATCACCTCCACGGCGGCACGCGCCACGTATTCCGCAAGCTTCGGCAATTCTTCCTCACCATGCTCGTAGAACCGGTGCGTCCCACCGCCCCTCGCGGTGCCGAAGAACGCGATGTTCGCGAGCGAACCCGCTCCGCCCTTGGTGGGGCCGATCTCGGCGGAAATGCGTCCGGGCGTCTCGCTCACCGTGTAGGTGATCGGGATACGCCTGAATGCGGCATTGCCGGAACCGTTCAGGTCGTCGCGAATCGAGTTCTTGACGTTCTGCGCGCCCTTCTTCACCGAAGCGGAGATCAAGGCGCGGCGACCCACTCCCCTGGCGAGCAGCGCATCACCGAAGGCCGTCAACTGCGAAGCGTCGAACATTCCGCTCATGAGTCCTCCTTCACATTCCAACGGCAGGCGGTGGCGTGCGTCTTCTCCGATTGCGGGGAGACGAGACGGAGCCGTCTGCCTTTGAGCAGCGGGTTGGCGGATTCCGTGACTTCCACCACGTCACCGGCGCGAAGGCCTGGAGTGCCATATGGAAAATGCACGTACAAAGACCAGACCAACGAGACGGCACCCATGGCTTGGGCCGCGCTGCCTTCGGTCTGCTCGCTGGCGAGGCCGCCGCTGGTCTGCACCTTGCAGCTGCCTTCGTACACCTTCTCCTTGCCGGTGTTCGGCAGTCCCGTGTCCGAATCCGTTGTGGTGTCTCCGGGGCGGGTGACAACGCACTGGTCGGTCATGAGGCTTTCGGCCATCTGGCGTAGTTTCGGCAGGGCTCCGATGAGAGGTGCCATGCTTGGCATGTCAACCTCCTCAGTAGTCGTAGGGGTAGTGCGGCAGCGGGATGACCACGGGTTCCGGAGCGATGACCGCCGTAGCGAGATCGCTGCTGACACGTTTCAGCAGCATGTCCCATTCCTCGTCGAGGATGGAGATCTCGCCGCGACTGCGCGAGCTGTCGATGCTGGTCTGCATGTTACCGTCGTCGATCTGCAGCATGGTGCTGCTCACGCCCTCCGGGTTGAGCGCCTTGCGTGCGACGGCGGCGGATTCCACCTCGATGACGGTCTCCTGATATCTCTCGTCCATGCACCATTCGTCCAGCACTGGGATGCGGTTGCGGATCATCATTTCGGCGCGGCGGAGCCATTTCCCGATCTGCCTGCCTTCGGTGCTGTCGGAGGCGATGTCGCGGCCGAGTTCGACCGCGACATCGTCGATTTGCGCCCAGGTCATGGAATCACTTCGCGATGATACCGGCGTTGCGCAGGCTGGCCAGCAAAGCGTTGATGGTGGCCATCTCCTGACCTGTGGTGGCGTTCCCCACCGCAGCAGCCTGCTTGGCGGGCATGCCGGACAGCACCGTATCGAGCGGCTTAGCTGCGCCGCCCGGCTGCGGCACATACACCGCGCTTGCCGGGATCACGTTCTCGCGGCGTCCGTTCTTGGTCTCCTTCATCATTCACCATCCTTCTCACTGGTCTTCTTCTTCGGCTTCGCGGCGTCGGCGACCGTGCTCGGTTCGTCGGCCTGCACCTCGGCCACTGTGTAGCCGTGACGCTGGAAATAGTCGGACGGATCCACATCGGTCTCACCGACGCCACCGACGAAGGTCACGCCGGCGGTGACGCCGTTGTACTCATTATTCGGAGCTTCGATTCGCCACATCATGATCACCTGACCTTGATCTTACGGAGCACGCCAGCGGCCTTGGTGGCCTTCAATGCGACGCCGACCGGACCAAGCTCGACCTCGCCGCGATGCACTGCGCCCGGCTGGGTGAAGTCAGGCAGCCAGGTCTTCACGAGGGTGCCGTCGGTGGTGGTGATGCCGCAGAAGCCGTCCAAGCCGACGCGGTACGCGTACAGGCTGGTGGTGCCGTCGGTGGCGATGGGGATGATCGGATCGTTGCTGCCGGCCTTCTCTCCGGCGTCGGCGAAGAGGATGCCGCCATAGGATTCGCGGCTGATCGGACGGCCGTTCGCGTTGGCGAGACCATCGATCGGCTCGCGCACGTACATGCTGGTGCGGCGCACCATGGCACGGACGCGGGCAAGGGCCTTCTTGTTGCCGACCACGATGGTCGGCGTGCCGTCAAGCAGGTCGAGGAACTCGTCGAGCGTGTCGATGGCCTTGTTGCCCTTCTCTCCTTCGAGGTCGGTCCAGTCGTAGGTGCCGGCGGTGGGCTTCATCTCGGTGCTTGAGCCGGTGAGCGCCTTGTCCAGGCCGTCGAAGGCCTTATCGTTCACGCCAACGTCGCCGTTGATCACGGTATCCTGGAACAGGGTTATCGCGGCCTTCACCTTCTCGTTGATGTTGCGTGTCACCTCGTCGGATCCCTTCGGGCCGACGTTCGCGAGGATTCGGTCGATCTCGAAGGCGCCGCCGAGCACGGCGAGTGTGGTGCTGTACTTCTTGGTCGTGGTGGTGCTCGGCGAGTATTCCGTGTTGATGGCGCGGAATTCGGCGGTGGGCTGGGTCTCCTGCCGACGGTAGGAGTAGTCGAGCGTCGCGCCGCCTCCTGCGGGGTTCACGGCATCATCGAAGATGAGGGAATCGAGGATGACGCTGGACTTTCGAAATTCGTCGATGACGAAAGGGTCGTAGTCTTCGAGGGCGTTGTTCTTCGCCTCTGCGAGAGTGACAGCCATAAGGTTGTCTCCTTCCTAAGGAATCGGTTACTTGTAATATGCGGAAATGGCTTCGGAGAGACTGTGCGGCTTCGGGTCGCCGCCCTTGCCCTGGCTCGGGTCGGGCTTGACGTTCGGCTTGTTCTGCACGCTGACGAGCTTCAGCAGGCTGTCCGCATCGGCTTCCAGCTCCTCGCGAGTGGATCCCTGCAGACGTTCCGCCAAGACCTTCGGCAATTGCTTGTCGACGGCGACCTCGTATCGCAGTGCCTTCGCGGCATTGCCGGTGTTGGACTTCTCCAGGCTGGCGATCCTCTCGCTGGCCTTTTCCGCGTCGGTCTTGTCGCGATCCTCGAACTCTTTGATTCTGGCGTTCGCGGCGGCGAGCTGTTCGCGCAGCGACTTGTTGGCCCGGCGCTCGTTCTTGAGCGCGGTCATGCCGTGTTCGCCGAGCTTCTCGTCGCCTTCGCCGCCGGTATTCGCCTGTGGGTCGGATTGCGGCGGCTCCGGCTGCGGCGGCTCTCCGCCGCCCGGTTCGGCACCGGTCTCGATGGTGCGGATGCGGATGAGATTCCACCATTTCCTATGCATTGTGTTTTCTCCTTGTGGTTTCCTTGGCCGTCACATCGCGTGCCGGCGCCGACACCATCGCGATGCCGGTGAAAAATTCGATTTCGGCTAGAGGATCCAGCCGTACTTGTAGAGCATGCCCAAGGCCTTCTCATGATCGTCGCCGCAGCGTGCGTAAATGGTCTCGGGCATGAGACGCGGCCTGTCGACCTTTGTGTACCGGCCGCCGTTCTTGACGAATTCCTTGGCGTATCCGGAGTCGATCATGCGTGATGCGGCGAGTCCGTGGCGCGTGGTGCCCTCAGTCGTGTACTTGATGTTCCGCCCGTCGATCTGGGCGGTGCGGATGCCGCGTTGGGCGTTAACCAGCTGGTTGAGGTCGGCTCCGTCCGCGTAGGCTCGGGCGTTGGCCCTTCCGCCAAGGACTTTGGCGAGCTGGTCGTCGGAGAGACTGTCGAGGTATTCGTTCGGACTGGTGCATGCGTTTGCCGGTGCTTTCGGACCGGTGTAGACGGCGATGCAGTCGCAGTGCGGATGCCTTTCGAAAGGCGTCTTGCCGCATGGCTGTCCGGCGAGGATGACGCATCTTCCGCAGCTCGGCGGTGTCAGGCCGCGCACGTAGGTGGATTGGTAGCAGATGCCGCGAGCGGTCATGCTTGTGGACGACCGGTGAGTGTCCGCCAGCATGGTGCGCGTCCTGAGCACCAAGGTCACGCCTATGCGGTCCATGGCCACGTCCACCGGAGCGCCGTTGGATACGGCCCGCTTGCCGATGGTAATCGCCGTCCACATCGTGTCCACGGTATCCATGCCGTTGCCGTTCACGCCGACCCACTTCCATGGGTCCGGCTTGTATTCCGGGTGTGCTGCGTTCACGTCGAAGCGTTCCATGATTTTCGGCGTCGATGCGATCGCGTCGGCGGCGGTGTGGTATTGCGCCGTGTCCAATACGCGGAAAAGTTCAGGCATCATGTCTGCGAAGGCGGTGTCGAAGTCTGGTTGCGCGTGCTTATGCCACAGTCTGAGCACCGTCGCGGCCAGCCGGTTGCTTCGACTGCGCAGCAGACGGTTCTGCGCCGTCGCCTCCTGTGGAAGCGTCTGCCCCGCCATCGTCGCCGCCATAGTCCACGTCCTTCATGAATTGGCCATAGGATTCGCTGATCTGCTTGGCGAAGTACTCGCGTTCCTTGTCCTTGCGGGCCTCGCTCCAGCCAAGCTCGTCCCATGCCCCTTCGCGGGAAAGGATGCCGGACGCCATGAGCTTCGTGATCGCATCCGCACGCTGAGCGTAGGTTGGCGTGTTCGGATCCTCCCAGTCGCAGCGCACCAGGTTCGCGTTAATGTCGTCGCTGGTGGCGAGCTTGTGCGCCACGGCCATGACCTGCGACCACGCATCGCCGTCAACGGCGTTCTTCAGCTCGACGTTCTTCACCAGTCTCAGCTCGTCGGCGCGGATGGCTCCCTCGGCTGCTGGATTGGCGGTGTTCATTCCGAAATAACGCATCGGCAGGCCGGTGATGGCGCTCATCTGCTCGCTCAGCAGGTCGATGACCGTCTTGAAGTTCGACAGGTCGGATGCCGTGAACTGGCCGAATTTCGCGTTCGCGTTCTTGGAGGTGAGCATCGAGTTGAAATAGGTCTTTATCGCCGATGCCGGCTGTCCGGTCTTCGCGTCGATGAAGTCGTTGCGCGTGACGCCGATCGCCCATTTGCCTGGCACCGCGTGAGTTTCCATGGCGATCTGCAGGTCGAGGATGGCGCGTGCGGCCATGTCTGTCGGCCGCACCACGTCGGCCATCTCGCTCTCGCCAAGGAAGTCGCCGGCGCGTGGACGGTTGAGGAACTGCACAACAGGGACGACGCCGAGGTGGTGGTCGTCGCGGCCGGTCATGACCCACTTGCCGTGCTGTTTCTCCAGCCAGAGCGTGTGTTCGGGCGTGTACAGTGTCGCGTAGTCCGGCGTCCCGTTCTCCCAAGGGTCGAAATAGACGCGGAGCGCTGATTCGACGGTTCTCGTGCGCGGGTCGATGCGCGCGATCATGTTCCTGGATGATTCGACGGTGATCAGTGGATGCCGTCTGTCCTTCGGGTTAGCGCCGATGCATACGAAGCCGTGGCCCTGCACGCGTGTCTCCGTGTGCAAAAGCACCTGCTGCGATTCCATGTTGTTGTATTCCCAAAGCTCGCGCAGCTCGTTTGACACCTTGTCGTCATTCGGCACGGAGAAGGATTTGACCTGCTGGCGCTGCACGACGCTATCGACCACGATGCGCGGCCAATTCAGCGGAAAAACGAACGAACGGAGTTCAGCCGGCACGGCGATGCCGATGCTCTGGATGACCTGCCGTCCGCGATAATAATCATCCCACTGCCTATGAGGCTTGCGCAGTCGTGCAAGCCGGTAGGTGAGGCTCCTGATGAGCTTCGCGTCATCGTCGGAAAGCCTCGATGCCTGTATCAGCTCCACAAGAGCCTCCTTACCAGCCGTACACCATGACCGGTGAGCCGCCTGCGCTCCAGCCGAGCGCCCTCATGTCGGACGCCGCCTCGTGCGCGAGGATGTCGGCCATGGTTATATCGATCTTCTGATTCTCGCTCGGCTTGCCGAGCACGTACTTGTCGCCTGGCTTCGCGACCTTACGCGCCGCCATCATGTGCAACCGAGCCATGCGATCATTGGAATGCGTCGTGGAATGGTCGGCGGTGTCCTCCATGAAGCGGGTGAGCGCGTCATACATGCGCCCGATGCGATTGGTCGGCCAAGGCACCACGATGTCCTCGCCAAAGCGGCATGCCCACTCGTCCACCTGCGACTCCCACGGATGCGGATCGCAGTAGAAGCGCTGCACCTTGTACCTGTCGAACATTTCGGACACGCAGGCGTCGACCTCGCTTCGCGGTATGCGCCCCTCCCATTCAACCGGATTCCAATACGCCGGACGATTTGACGGCCCGTATGTCGGCGTCCAACGCCAGCCGTCCACGGTCTCCGCACGCAATGCCGTCCAGTCACCGGATTGCGAACCATCGAAACCGAGACAAATCTCAGCACCCGGCTCGGGTGGCTGACGGTCAACCATCGTGCCATCGTAAAGCGGCTCAGGCATATACGAACCCAGACCCTGCACGATCTCGCAACCGTAGAAACGGCGAGCCTGCGCCGGATCACGGGCCATAAGCTCGGTCGCGGTCGCTTCGACCTGATCGAGCGGCACCCACGGCGAGCCGGAATAGACGAATTCGAGAATCTTCCGCCTGTCCTTAGGGTCCGCGAAATCCAATGAGGGGTCATGCTTCGGGAAGAACTTCATGATGTCTGGCGCCGTGCTCTCGTACGTCATCTGGCCGAAGCTGGCGTCCATCGGATCCCACGGATTCGTCAGCTCAAGCATTCTTCCATCCATGGCCATAGCGCCACGCATCACCGTGTCGCCGACCTCGAACATGCCGCTGCGCCTAGTCCAGATGCCGGACTCGTCGCCGAGGACGAAATTCACCGGATTGCCCAGCTTGGAATGGGCCGAAGCCGTCACAGGGTCGATGCGGCCGCCGTTCGGAAGGCGGATGAAGCCTTCACGGACTTTCATCAGGTCGGACAGGTGACCATTGCGCACCATCGACTGCAAAGGACGGTAGACGTTCGCGGTCTGCTCTTCAGAAGTGGCGAGCAGCTGAATCAAAGCGGTACGACGCGGCATGCCCATCGGCTCACCAGCCGAATACTCGTATTCGAAACCGCAGGAGCAGCCCCAGTCGGAGCAGCGGAACGTCTCGCCACCCTTGGCCCATCCACAGAACACGCAAGGCCCAACACCCTCAAAAGCAGCAACAGCCGCACCGAAAGGCGACTTACCTAGCTTCTGCCCGCCGACAATCTGACCACGGCGCCACTTGAACGCCGCAGCCTGACGAGGCCGGGCCGGATCATACACCGCATCAGGCTTCACCCGATAAAAATCGATGGCGTTCTCCAGCTGCCAGCCGACCAGTTCGAACGGCTTGCCCAGGTCGAAGCCGTTGGGGACCACGCAATGCCAAGCAATCCAGTCAGCGAACAGAAAACCAAGCGACTTCGGCATCTCCGGCGTCCCTGGCATCAGCCATCACCTCGAATCGGTCAGTGTCCCATGTTTCTCAAGACCGCCCGCGATATGCGTTTCTGCGCCCTCGTGTATGTCTGGTTGGTGATTTCCCTCTTCGTCGCCTCGCCGAAGGAGTTCACGAACGTTTTGCCGTGTTCCGTTTGTTGCGTTGGTTGGCGGCGGATCTGTTCGTCGGAGATTCTGTCGCGCTGTGCTCTGGCGGTGCGGAATGCCTTGGAAGCCTCTTGGTATTTGTCGTAGTTCGCCTTGGTCGCCTCCGGGAACACACTTTCCGGCATGCGCTGGTTGTATTGCGTGGCTCCGTGCGCGGTCCTCTGCATGATTTCCGATGCGGTATCCATGCGTTTTCCCGCATCGCGCATCATATTGGTGAGATCAGAGTCGCTTACGGATGAGAGGTCAGTGGCAGAACCTCCCCCTCCGCCGCCATGTCCGCCACGGCCTGCGCCCGAGCTTGATCCTCTTCCGCCCATTTCTTCATCCTTTCCGTATTGCTGTTTTTGTATGCGATAACTTCGGTGCCACCGAAGTCGAAAAACGGAATGGCATCTCCGTAGAGGAGAATCTTTTCCGGTACGAGCCTGTCGAGCGCATATCGCATGCCGAGTCGCCAATAAAGTTCTGCCGTCGGATTGTTATTCGCTCCGACCGTGCTTACCGCGACTGTGGAGTTGTTTGGAATGCCTGAAAAGCAGTACTGGAATGACTCTGGGCCCGCCCATTGAAGTGTTGGGATGACTTTCAGCCCGCAGGCCTGCCAGTATGCTCCGATCAGACGGCTTCGGAAGACGTTATAGATCTTCATCGCTTCCGGCATGTCCATGTACGTGCTGAAATCAGGTGTCAGCACACACTGGAAGCGTTTGAGCGGTGCGATGTATCTGTCCGGCTGGTTCCAGACCCTCTGAAACTGATAGTCATCGATGAAGAAATGGATTCCGCAATGCTTGACTGTCTTTTTGCCGGTCACGTAATTGAAGCCCATCAACGTGTCGGGGGGGGTGACGTCCTGTTTTGCAAGCAGTGGCATGCCGTATCGGCCAACCGTCCGCACATTTTCCAGCAGCGGAAGATTGTATTGACGCATCGTCCGCATCCGCGACTCGTTAATCACCATGCTCCTCCAGATAACGCGTCTTGGCGCTTTTGAACGGAATCACCTTGCCGCTCGACGATGCGGCCTGTTTCGGCTGTTTCTCCTCGTCGTCCACGATCGTCCAGCCGTTGAGCCTCAAACCTTGTGGTGTGAGGCCTATGGTGTCGGCATATCTGGCCAATGTGGCACGGTCAGCGGCTTTGGCGTCAGCCGTCTCGCAGAGCACGAATTGCCTGCAGTACAAGGCGACGGTATTGAAAAGGTAGCGGTATTTCGGCATGTGCCAGGCAATCGCCTGAGGCAGTTTCCATAGGTCCCGCCACAGCGCGCGTTCTCTGCGGTTCCACGCGTCCGTGGCCGCCTCGTTGCGCTCCTTGTGCAGTCCGTCCTCGTCTTTCCACACGTCATACACGACCCATTCGGAGAGTGGAAAAGCCTTCGGCTTGTAGTGGTAGCCCTTCGATGACAACGGGACGATGTCAGCACCGAGTCCACGCAGGTCGGAGCGTTCCGACGTGGGGTCGGGCATGGGCCCGGAACGTGTGCGGGCTCCTCCGTGACCGGCCATCGCATACCTCCAATCACGTCGGAAAATCTACGGTTCGACCGTCCGCCGAAAATCTTGAACCCTCCGCGAACTTGCGAGTCCCCTCACCGGCGGTCTTGGCCTTGCCGTTCGGGGTACCCCCCTAGGGGTGTTGGCGGGTTGGTTGATTGTATTTTTTCCTGTTTGGCGTGTGTTTTGTTGTTTTTGTTGCGTGTGCTTGTTTGGCTTGTCCGCTTGCGTTTGATTCGTTTGTGTCGTGTCGTGTTTGCGTTCGCGCTTGCCTGTTGGCTGCGACTGTGGCTGCTGCTGCGGCTTGGCTTGGTGTCGTGTCCAGTGTTCGATGCTTGCGGTTGCTTTGTGCTGTCCGTCTTTCCTGTTGCAGCTGCGATGTTCTGGCCCTGTCCAGCTTTGTCTGTTGTCTGTGTGGCCGAGGTCCCATTGGTCTGTGGCTGTGACTGGCTGTCCGCATTTGGCGCAGGTGTGTGTTTCGCCTGTGGCCAGTCGTGCCTCCCATGCCCTGCGGAGGTGGCGGTGTGCCGCGTCGTATCCTCTTGCTGTTGAGCTGCCACGCTGCCGCTCGTATGCGTGTGTGTGGATGGCGCAGAAGCGTGTGCCTTGTTTGACGAGTTGTGGGCAGTTGTGCCAGGCGCATCTGCGGAGACTCATGTGGCCTTGCCGCCTTCCATGGCTGTGATGTCCGGCATGTCTGGGGTACGTCTCCCGCGAAGGTCCCCCAGCTGGCCACCCCCGATTCATGGGCTACCGACACAACGGGTGTCGCCGCCATGGTCGACGTCCTTCGGTGCGACGGCTCCAAGGGTTGCTAGTGGCTCCATGCCGGACAGAGATGATTATAGCGAATGCAGCTGGATATGAATAATGGTCCAACCGTTTCCGGCTGAACCATTTTACTACTGTACGGCAGTATAGCATTTCAACGGTGACAGTCAAGTAGTGCGGCCAACTCGCCGAGGTTGAACGTGTACTGCCGCTTGTGTTCCGTCGGCGTGGCGTGCGACAGTTTGCCACGTTTGAGCCATTGGCTGATGAGGTTGCGTGATACGGTCAGGCCGTATCGTTTCAGCTCCTTGGCCGCATCGCTGGGTGTGCCGGTGATTTGCATTTGCCATAGTCTTTCGTCTCGTGCTGCTTTGATTGCTGGCGCGGCCCATTCCCTGTGGCAGCCTTGGCATGTGACCGATTCTGCTTCTGGCGTGCCGGTGAGCATGCTGTCGCATTTTGGGCAGGTGCCGAGGATTATGAGCTCGTCTTCCGGCGTCAGGGCCTGTTCGTTGCGTCTGCTGATGTGTTCCAGGGCGGCGTAGTCGTCGGCTGCGGTTGGCATGTTCAATATGGTGTGCTTGTTGCTGATGATGGCATACCATGCTTTACGCCAATCGTATGCGGCGTATGCGGCGCGTATTTTGCCTGCCTGTTCGGCCAACCATGCCTCGCTGTCTGCGATGAGGTCCTGCGCATGGGTATCGATGGGCAGTGGCGCGGTGCCTTTGTTCGGCGTGTGTGCCGGGGTGCCGATGTGCGCCTGACGGAGCATGATGCTGCGCAGGGTCGGTAGCTGGATGTGTCCGAGCTGGTAAATCATGGCCCAGTAGTCGGCGGTGCATTTGGCGCAGAGCGTGCCGCTGACGGGTTTGCCGCAGTGCTGGCAGTCGGTCAAAGTCGGGTCTCCTTGTCGTACTGGTGGATGATCGCGGCGACTTCCGCTTTCGGCACTTGCGGCACGAGCGGCGCGATCTCGTCGAGCGCATAGCCGGCCTGATGCCATTTGACGATCATGTCCATGAGGGTTTTCTTCACTTTCATTTCGTTTCCTTCCTTGTTCTGGTTGTGAATGCGGCCAGTCCGGTCTCGGCATGGAACACCTTGACCAGCTCGCCAGTCCTCAAGGACACGGCCTGCGCGTAGTCGCCAGCATCGTCGATGTTCTCGAACGTTCTGACGCCTTCCTGAGTGACGACGTTGTAGCTCATCTTGCCGGCTCCTTGTCCGCTCCGCTCACATGGCTCCAGTCGCATGACAGGCCGCCCCTCTGGTAGCCCGCGTAGACGACGCAGACCACTTGCCTCGTGTCGGACAGCGTGACGATGCATTCCTTGATGTCGTCGCTGGACCTTTTGGAGCATGTGGTGCCGGTGGCGGCGATGGCGTGGGCCGTGGTCGACGTCTTGGACGCGCTTCCGCATCCCGCGAGCGCGAGGAGGAATACCGGTGTGAGCAGGAGCATGGTTATGGCGGTCAGGCCGATGCCGGCGGGCGCGAGTGGTTTGCGTTTTCTCATTTCGAGTGTTTCCTTCCTTGTCTGGTGGTTGACGTTGTCACTCATTTTTTGGAACTCCTTAACCGATTGTGAATATGATGATCGGTGCGACGCACAGGCAGACGGCCAACACGATGCCGAACGCGATTTCAAACGGGTTGTGTTTCATTCGATGGTCTCCTTGTATGGGTTTTCGGTGGTGTGTGGCGGGAAGTCGCATTCCTGGTCTTTCCATCCGGCCGCGTAACCTTCCTGCCATGCCTTGCGGCGCTCGTGTTCCAACCATTCCAAGCTGCACATGGTTACTTGTTCGTCGTGTTTCATGATTTCTCCTTGTTGAGTCTGTCGGCTAATTCGCAGGCCTTTTCGTCTGCCTGTGCTGTTTCTTCGTCGCGTCCGAGCGCTTCGAGCACGTGGCGGCATTTCCATGTGTGCACGTGGCGTTTCGACGGTGGTATGCCGCTCATGTTGGCGCGGCGTTGGCACCAGCCTTTCCATAGTCGCGTCCAATCACCGATGGCGCGTGTTTCGTCTTGGTGTCGGTCCGCGAATGCGAGCCATGCGGATTCGAGGTCGAGATTCGGATATTCCACAGCTAGCGTCTTGTCTGTTTCGCAGCACTCCCGCGACTCACCGAAATCCTTCACGCTTTCTTTGGAGAAAGAAGAAGAATATTCTTCTTTCTCTTTCTTTTGGGTTCTGGTGTTCTGGTGTTCTGGTGTTTGTCCCGATGTCACACGCATGTCACGCTGTGACACTGCTGTGACAGTGCTGTGACATCGGGATTTGCTTTTGCGTTCCTTGGCGTCGGCGCGGGCGTGCAATACCTGCTCTTTGGTGCGATTGTGGGCGGTGTAGTCGTGGATCAGCCAGCCTTCTTCGACCTCTTCGAGCATTCCCTCGTCCACGAGCGCCTGCACTTGTTCCGGTGTCGCTCCGATGTTGGAGAGCATGGCGCGACGTGGCACGAAACCGTCCGTGAGCCTGTCCCCGCACAACGAGAGCGCCATGCAGTACACGCCAACGGAATCGGCGCGGCCCATGCGCACGAGGTCACGTATCTTGTCGTTGTCGTAGAAGCCGTTCACGAGCTGCACGTAGCCGCGTCTAGCCATCGCCTAATCTCCTCTTGTGATTCCGTCGTGGTCCATCGAATCCAAAGCTTTTTCGAGTTCCTCCAAACTTGGTGGGGGCCAAGGAAGAATTCCAACATCTTCCATCACATGCTCCCGAATCGCCTGTAGAATTCGCTGTCGGTCATGCCATACAGCGGATCCATGCCAGTCGGCTTGCGCGCGGACAGCCGGTAGCCGCAGTAGGGGCAGGTCACGTAATATGTGCCGACAGTCTCGCCGCAGTGGGCGCATTCCACGTATCTGATCGTCTTGCTCATTCGCTTACCGCCTTCCGTGCGATTTCGAGCATTTCCCGAGCGTCCCTGAGATAGTTGGCTCGCATTTCCGGCTCGGCCAGAGTCCAGAAGCAGTCCTCACTGGGCATGACGTCTTCCCAGGCTGGCGCCATGTCCCACCACATCAGTTTTTCGCCACGGCCTCAATCTCAACGGCAGTTGGTGGAGCGGAACGTCCGGCCATGTACGCTGTACCGGCAAGCTCCCGAACCGTCTGAAAAGTCAAATCATCATCCATGCCACGCTCGTAGGCGTTGGCCTCGTCAAGCAGGATGCTCAATTAGTCCTCTTTCCGTTAGCTTTGACCATGGCCCAGAGGATTTCGCTTGCCGGACGCCGCCTGTATGACAGGTCGTTGTATGACTGCACATGGCCGAGAATCAGTTTCGAGCCGGTCGAATCCGGTGTCAGGATCGCGTTCACGCGCTCCGGCACCATCTTCTGCCATACGATCTCGTCGCACAGTTCCTTCGTGCAGACCAGATAGTTCTGGTCGCCGTAGAACGTCAGTCCGTTGCCGCTCGTGAAGTCAGCCATGCATG